CATAGGTGGAGTGGATTGGAAGGGCAAGTGCGACATACTGGGAGAGGACTACGTGTACGACCTAAAGACATCAAGCAACGTGCATAAGTTTAGGTGGTCTTGTAAGGAGTACTGCTACGATGCACAGGCATACGTTTATCAGACATTATTTAACAAGCCCATGAGGTTTATTGTAATCGACAAGAATAGCTTGGAGGTTAAGATAGCTGACTGCTCAGAGGAGTTTATAGAAAGCGGGCGTGAAAAGGTAGAAAATGCAATCAAGGTATATAAAAAGTTTTTCACAGACAAGGGAGAGGGTGACCTCGATAGCTTCATCTATCGTGAGAGCCTTTAGTAAACCCATAAATAAAATACAAGTAGAAGTTCCAAATACTTGTACTAGCCGTGCAGATAAGGATAAGATTATCTGTGCCGCTATTAACTTCTTGGAGCATAATATTAAATTTATTACACATGAGTAACGATCAGAAAACAATTTACGTAGGCAACGGAACAGAAAAGTTTGACGGAGACCTAATTGAAATCTCTGTATGCCTAACAGACCTACCACAGGAACACAGGTTCGAGTACAACGGAAAGTGGTACACGAAGCTAAAGGTCTCAAAGAAAAAGTCCGTTGACGATTACGGCAAGACACACGCAGTATCCGTGAACACATGGAAGCCAGAACAGAAGGCAGCTACTCCTCAGCCAAAGAAGGTTGAGATGGCGCACGATGGTGACCTGCCGTTCTAGGATACCAAAGATCAGTTTAGTTGTTTTAAGTGGGGGTGGATGTCTTTATGACTGCCCCCTTTTTTTTCGATGACTCAATGACAAACTTATCCTCTACTATAGAACTATAGAAATATATATACTACTACTCTTTTTTTATATATATATTTATATATTTTTATTGTCATTTTAGTCATAAAAGAATAATATATATAAATATAAAAGAATAGTATAAATGGAAATTACTATATTCAAAGACATAAAGGATACCTCTCAGCCTTTCTATAGGGATGTCGATGTTATAATCGAAAGGATAAGGGATGGGGCATCCAAGGATATCATAAAGGGTATACGTTCAGAGAAGGACAAGGAGAAGAGAGACCTACTAAAGCAGCAGCTACCTGCAATATGTTTCAGTGGCATCTTCACAAAGCGTAACGACAAGTCACTGACTCAGCACAGCGGACTGATATGCCTAGACTTTGATGGATACCCAAACAACAGAGAGCTTCTATCCCAGAAGGAGATACTGGCGCAGAGCAAGTACGTGTACGCAGCGTTCATATCACCAAGCGGAAAGGGACTCAAGGCGGTGGTCAAGATACCACCAATCCCAGAGAACCACAAGAACTACTTCAATGGACTGGAGAAACACTTCGGCTCAAAGTACTTCGACAAGTCCTGTAAGAACGTCTCACGGGTCTGTTACGAGAGCTATGACCCCTTACTATACTTTAATGAAAATGCGAGCGTGTGGGACAAGCTAGAGGACAAGAGCTATGATGAGATAGTAAAGCACGTTGGTGTGCAAACCATACCAATAACTGACGAGAACAAGATCGTAGAGATACTGGTCAAGTGGTGGCAGAATAAGTTCCCAATGTCTGAGGGTGCTAGGAACAACAACGTGTACATACTGGCGGCAGCATTTAATGACTTCGGTATAAACAGAAACCTAGCCTCGTACATACTATCAAGCTTCGAGACAGAGACGTTCAAGGCTGATGAGATAAAGAGAACCATTGACTCAGCTTACTCAAACATTCAGAACTTTGGAACTAAGTACTACGAGGACAAGGACAAGGTAAGCATGATAAAGGTTAAGCTTGCACGTGGTTTCTCTAAGAAGGAGATCAAGGATCAGCTGACTGATGTTGACCCAATCATTGCGGAGAACGTGGTGAACAGGATAGACGAGGAGGACAGCACCCATAAGTTCTGGACAAAGAACGACAAGGGTACTATCAAGATGGTACACATACTATTCAAGCAGTTCCTTGAGGACAATGGTTTCTATAAGTTCTGTCCACAGGGCAGTAAGAACTACGTGTTTGTTAAGGTAACTAACAACCTAATAGACCACACATCAGAGAAGGACATCAAGGACTTCATTCTCGAACACCTACTTACCGTTGACGACAGCTCTGTTTACAACTACTTTGCGGAGCATACACGCTACTTTAGGGAGGACTTCCTAACACTACTACAGTCAATAGAGGTGTACTTTATTGAGGACAGCAAGGACACATCGTACCTGTACTACCGTAATGGGGCGGTGAAGATAAAGGAGGACAGCGTCACGATGATAGACTACATAGACCTTGGTGGGTACGTGTGGAAAGACCATGTCATAGACAGAGAGTTTGCTCATTGCGATAGTATAGACTGCGACTACCAGAAGTTTATATCCAACATAAGCGGAGGGGATGAGGAGAGAACTCGTTCCATGAAGAGTACAATAGGATACATGCTACATGGGTGGAAGAACCTAGCATACTGCCCCGCAGTTATACTAAACGATGAGGTAATATCAGACAACCCAGAGGGTGGGAGTGGTAAGGGTCTTTGGATCAATGGACTTAGCCACATGAAGAAGGTTGTTATCATAGACGGAAAGTCGTTTAACTTCGAGAAGAGTTTTGCCTACCAGCTTGTGTCTGCTGATACACAGATACTAACGTTTGATGACGTGAGAAAACACTTTGACTTTGAGCGTCTGTTCTCTGTAGTAACAGAGGGCCTTACGCTAGAGAAGAAGAACAAGGATGCTATAAAGATTCCATTCAGCAAGTCACCGAAGGTTGCCATCACAACCAACTACGCAATCAAGGGTAAGGGTAATTCATTCGAGAGGCGTAAGTGGGAACTTGAGTTAGCACACCACTACAACAAGGACTACACACCGCTTGAGGAGTTTGGTAAGATGATGTTTGGGGACTGGAACGATGATGAGTGGTGTCAGTTTGATAACTACATGATACAGTGCCTGCAAATGTACTTAGCAAAGGGTCTAATCAAGAGTACTTTTGTTAACCTTAGGATACGTAAGCTTGCTGCTGAGACCTGCCATGAGTTTATTGAGTGGTGTGGTATACTAAACGGACGTATACACGACAAGCTTAGGCCAGGTGGAAAGGTAAGTAAGTCTGAGCTATACCATGACTTCATTGAGGAGAACCCAGACTTTGCGCCCAAGTCTAAGATGACTATTAGCCGTACAATGTTTGGGAAGTGGGTTGTAGCTTTCAGTCAGTTCCAGTATGACGTAGCACCAGAGCAAGGTCGTGAGGCAAAGTCACGTTGGGTAAGGTTTAGGTACAAGCATGAACTAGAAGTCCAAACAGACCTATTCTAATGTTCAAGTTCAGAGACTATCAATCGGAAATAATAGAGAGAGGGTTAGAGGTTTTAAACAACCATAACTTCCTGTACCTTGCCATGGAGGTGAGGACAGGAAAGACCTTCACGAGCTTGGGTATATGTAAAAAACTAGGTGCAGAGAATGTATTGTTTGTCACGAAGAAGAAGGCAATAAGTAGCATTGAGGATGACTACAAAACACTAAACCCAAAGTACAGGATAACGGTAATAAACTACGAGTCACTACACAAGGTGTCTATTAACCAAGACTTTAGTGTTATCATCTTAGACGAGGCACACTCGATAGGTGCATTCCCTAAGGTAAGCAAGAGGTCTAAGTTGGTTGCGAGTCTTGTACGCATACATGACCCAAAGGTAATCCTGTTATCAGGTACACCCACACCAGAGTCCTACAGTCAGATGTATCACCAGGTATGTTTCATTCCTGGCAACCCATTCGAGAGGTTTAAAAACTTCTATAAGTTTGCAAACGAATACGTAAACATTAGGCAGAGAAAGATTAATAGCTTCTTTGTTAGTGACTACTCTAGTGGCAAGGACTCTATACTTGAAGAGATGAAGCCGTACATAATATCATACACCCAGAAGGAGGCTGGTTTTGTGGTTGACACGAGGGAGGAGGTGTTGTACGTGGACTTAGAGCCTATGACAAAGCAGATGATCAAGAGGCTGACTAAGGATCTGGTAATACAGGGGAGGGATGAGGTACTGCTGGCAGACACCCCAGCAAAACTAATGAGCAAGGTACACCAGCTATGCTCTGGTACTATAAAGTTTGAGTCTGGCAAGTCAATGGTTATTGACCTTTCAAAGGCGAGATACATAAAGGAAAGGTTTGGCGGTCAGAAGATAGGTATATTCTACAAGTTTAAGGAGGAACTCAATGCACTGAAGCAGGTGTACGGTGATCAGCTATGCACCGACCTTGAGACGTTTAACTCCACCGACAAGACCATAGCACTACAGGTTGTAAGTGGGCGTGAGGGTATATCACTACGTCAGGCTGAGTCACTGGTGTACTACAACATAGACTTCAGTGCCACAAGCTACTGGCAGAGCAGGGACAGGATGACAACCAAGGAAAGGCTCAGTAATAAAATATACTGGGTGTTCTCCAAGGGTGGCATAGAGTCTGAGATATACAAAACGGTTCTAAAGAAAAAGAGCTACACCTTAAACCACTTTAAAAGAGATTCACTAACTTTAGATTTATAATAATGATAGTACAACTTGATGATTTAGAGGCAGACCTATGTGACTATATAGGTAAACTTAGGTCAAGTATAGCACGGTCAAACAATGTGCATGACGCTAAGGTTGGTAGTCATGATGGAGTAAAGGCTGATATACAGGGATTTAAGGCTGAGTATGCATTTGCAAAAGCTAATAACCTGTTCCCAGACTTTGGATTATCGCCAAGGAGTGGTAGTGCTGATGGTGTAACAAGGGATGACAACAGGTATGATATAAAATCTACACGTTATAAAAATGGAAACCTGTTATCAACACTAAAAGTAAACCATGACGTAGATATTTATATATTAGCATATGTAAATAATAACACGGTTGAGTTTGTGGGATGGGCTTCAAAGGACGATTTAATAAGGAGGGAGAACATTAAGAACTTGGGACATGGGGATGGTTACTTTCTAAGTAGAAATAAATTAAACAAACTATGACCGAACAGAAGATACAGTCAAAGAAGATCAAGGAGCTGGAGGCACTGGGATACTACGTCATAAAACTAAAGTTAACAAACAAGAACGGTATACCTGACCTGATAGCTATACCAAAGAACTCTGACGTGGAGTTCATAGAGGTTAAGAAACCAAAGGGAAAGCTATCTAAGTTGCAGGAGTACAGAATACAAGAACTACAGAAGCATGGAGTTAAAGTCGAAGTCTATAAAGGTCAGTAAATATGACATAGAGATAGGATACACAGATGGATTGGAGGATATGTCACCAAGCGAGGCTTATGCGATAGCACTGTTTATCGACTCTAATATGCCTGACATTGAGCCAAACGATATCTGTACCTATATCTTTGCAGGAATGGTAACGTTCTTTGACGAACCCCTTCCGTTTGTGTTTGAGATAATGTACGTGACTGACGGCAAGCCTACGCTAACAGACGTGTGTATCGTTGACATGGACGAGTACCTAGACCTATTAAATTTAAACCTAACAATCAAATCTAACAATGAAAATAAGTACCCTTAAGAAAGAAAGAGTTAACGCACTAATAAAGATAACGTCAGAGAGGTTTGGTGTAAATGTTCTTGCCAAGAGCAGGAGGAGGCCAGTCATATATGCCAGGGCAGCTTGCTTCATGGCAATGAGGACGTACCTTAACCTAACATATAAGCAGATAGGATTCTTCTTTGACAAGTCTCATGCCTCTGTTCTTCACAGCCTGTTTGAGTGGTCGTACTACATTAAGAACGACCCAAAAATAAAGGAGACATACAGCACCGTAGTGGAGGAATGGTTTGGCGGGTCAGACAGTATATATTTTTTATCTGAAAAAGATAAGATCAAACACCTAGAAAGTCAAATAAAAAGTTTAACTTTACAGCTGTCCATATCAAACTCCAAATTAAAGCAGTTGATGGAATAGTATGTCAGGAGTATCTCGCAAGGATGTAGAAGTAATTACGCACATAAACTACGTGTGCAACAACCTTCACGACCTTACTAACGAAATCTACGAAGACCTAATGGAACGTGACAACGATTCTGCCAAGGACAAGGCGAGGCATATATGCATCCTAATGGAGGAGTTAATTCAATCCCTAACCGATGACATATAAAGATCAGATACGACCCAGGCTGTATGGTAACAAGCGTAAAGCTTTCGAGAACCTAAACAGGAATGAGAGACGTATACTAATCATTGGAGACCTTCACGCTCCGTTCACTCTGGATGGATACTTCGAGCATTGCAAGGAGGTATACGCCAACTACAACTGCAATCAGGTTATTATGATTGGAGATATTATTGACAACCACTTCAGTTCTTTTCATACCGCAGACCCTGATGGGCTTGGTGGTGGTGACGAACTTGACTTTGCCATACAAGAGATAGTTAAGTGGAGGGAAGAGTTCCCTACTGCTGATGTGTGTATAGGTAACCACGACAGGATAATAATGCGAAAGGCATTTGACTCTCAGATACCTGCACGCTGGATCAAGGACTACAACGAGGTGCTTGGAACTAACTGGAACTGGGTAGACAGGGTAGTGTACGATGGCGTACAGTATGTACACGGTGAGGGTGGGACTGCAAGAACCAAGTCAAAGAACGATATGATGTCCACTGTACAGGGCCACATACACACACAGGCGTACACAGAGTGGGTTGTGGGAAGGAATTTTAAGGTCTTCGGTATGCAGGTAGGGTGCGGTGTAGATGGAGGCTCATACGCAGCCGCATACGCCAAGAACTTCAAGAAGCAGGCGATAGGTTGCGGTGTAGTTATCGGTGGCCATACCGCCATAAACTGTCTAATGGAACTATAGGTATGATGAAACAAACAAGCAAGCATAATGAGGGTGGAAAGTATATGTCAACGGCATACTTCCTTTTCTTCTTCTACCTCACGCTGTTACTTACTGCGGCATACGGGGTGTATATAGCGTAACACATGAAGAAGTACAGATTTTTTTTTCATTACAGGAAGCAGACAAAGGGCATGACTGTACACTACAAAGGTAAGTGTATACCTTGTGTGAATGTCAAGTGTAATGTACCTATAGAGACCAAGAGAAATAAGCAACAGCCGCTATTAGTTATGCAAGGATTTTCAGAATCTATAGAGATAGATGGAGATACTTGTATAATTAATTAAAAATAAATATCACAGAAGTTTTACAACTACTTTCTTTTACGCTGCCTCTTTAGTCTCAGCTTTGTCTTTGGCTTAACTCTTTTAGGTAGGCTGTCTGCACCTGGCGTCTCACTCTCCCAACGCCTAGCAATCTCAGGCAGGTTCTTGTGCATGTATCTCCTCTGTGCTTTACTTTTAAATGGCATATGTTATTTATTTTCTTCTCCCAAAACCAGAACTCTTTTTATTACTCCTTCCGAAACCAGAACTCTTTTTATTACTCCTTCCGAAACCAGAACTCTTTCTCTCACTCCTTCCGAAACCAGTACTCTTCCCCTTCACCTTAGGAGTGTAGTCATGTAGCTCATCTTTCAATTGCTTTTTTACTTTTCTCTCAGCAGCCTTTAATTTCTTTTTCGCTTCCCTAGCGTCATACCCAGGAGAGTTAGGGCCGAACGTATTACTCCATAACTCATAGTCATAACGCTTCATGTCACTCTCGCTATCAAACCCTTGAAGCATCTCTTCTTTTATTCTTTTAGTGTCCTCTGCTTCTGCTAATGCTTTACGTAAGTCTTTATATATATTTTCAAGGACTGCCTTGCGAACATCTTTGTACATAGGAATCATACCAAGGTTGCCTAGTATTTCTAAAGGAATCCTTAGACCTATTTCGTTTAACTGTCTTTCTCTTGCCTCTCCAGTTTTCCTTACAGGCTCGGTTATTTTTCTTATGATTAAGTCTACTGTTTTAAGCACAGGGCCAAACGGTGCGCCCAATACTAATACATAGTCTCCGAGAGTTGATCCACCCATTGATTTCTTTTTAGGGCTAACAGTATACTGGATGCTATCCTTAAACTGATCATACTTACCGTCCCTCAAGAATTGTAAATTTTCTTTATTAAACTCTTCAACCCCATAATTTATAATGGATTTAGCAACGTTACCAAAGTCTCTACCTAAAAGCAATGAAGTAAATGTTGATGCAAAAGACTGTCCTAAAACCTTTTGAAAACCTTTCATTTGGTCTATAGGTTTGTTCTCTTTAAACACACCGTCTTCAATAGTGTAGTCATCATCATCATCGTCAAGGTCTAACAAGGAAGATAGTGCGTATGAAGTATACTGACCAATGAGTGTGTACAGCATCATACGAGAGGTAACACCCGCAAGCAGTGCAGCACCATTCTTTTTAGATAAGTCTCCCCTTCCAACCATGTTCACTATACCTGTACGAGCAGTTACATATTCGTATATCAAGAACCTTGTCATGAAATTATTAAACGTATTTATTGCTTGCGCTAATCCGCTTTGATTTGGCTTTTTAGTTCCCTTAAGTATGCCCATGAAAGCATTGTCTGTTGCCCCTGCAAAAACAGATTTTTTATTAGCATACTGACTTGCAGCATTTAATGCAGACTTATTTGCGTTCATGTACGCCTCATTATTTGCTGCTATTTTTTTATAGTCAGGGCTTTTGCCTGTTATCTCTTTAAATTTAACATCAAATGAACCAAAGGTAATAGGCCTGAGTACTAGTTTATCAGGAGTAGAAATCATAACGTCAGCCATGAACTCAACACCCTTAACATACTTTTGACCTGTCTTATTCCAGTACTTAAGTAAAAAGTTTTTTGCACCTGACCTTGTTCCTTTAGACTTCATGCCCGCTGCCTCGTTTATAATAGAACTGTCAATCATTCTTCCACTGAGTCCGTCAGCATATAACCTACCTTGGTTTTCCCAGCCTAAGTTTCTTGCAATCTGAGGCCCCATTTCAGAGTCTATACTACTCATAACTTTTGTTCCAACTATAAATCCCTGTGGGTCTACAACCATAGCGTAGCTTGCGTTAGATGTAAGCTCTGCAATAAACCTCCCACTACCTGCCAGCATAGTTCTATATCCCGTCTCCTTTAAGAACTGCATTGCGGCATCACCAAAAGAAGATTCTGTATAGGAGTTTATTAAAAGATTTGAAACACTCTCTTCAAAAGCAGAACTAATAGCATTTAAAATAAGCCTTTCATTGCTAGGGATTCTACCTTTTTTTGTTAAGTTCTTCTCTGACTTGTTTATTGTTTTCCTTGCAGTCCTAATTGGAGACGTTAAGTGAAAGTCCATTAACGTCCCTTTACTTCCTTTTAAAACTGAGTCGTATATGTTAAAGTTAATACCATCCTTAGACACCAACCCTGTTCTACCTTCTAGGTTACCTCCCCTTGATGAAGGTCTCATCATTTCGTTTATCTTTCCCGCAAAAGATGGGCCTGAGGATATGTCTACCGACTCCGTTGCACTGAGAACATTTATGTGGATGTTATTATTTAATGGTGTAAACTTATCTCCACGAATAATACTTTTTGTAAATACAGCTTTCTCTGTAAGCCCTGCATTAATCTCTCTAATGGTTTCAATAGAGGCCTTTTCCTCAGCATTAAATGATTCATACAGCGCATCGTTATCAAACTCTTGTGTGTCTGCATCGTAATATGTATCAAGAATACCTTGCAATACTTCAGCATCTGAAAATGAAAACTGAGATGTTCCCTTATCGATTCTTTTTATAGTCGCCTCTAACCATTTATGTACAGGGTTTACCTGATTACTTTCAGGGTTAGTTATGAACTCATTTTGAATTGACCAAGCCATTTGCTCAAACGCTGACTTGATAAAATTATTTCCATCGTTATTAATTTTTTTAGATTTCCTTACTTTTGTTATAGCTTTCTCAACCTTTCTTTGTACTACGTTTAAATCACTATTAAAATTAGCAACGCCTTTAGCAGCCTGGCTAAATAATGATTTAAATATATCTTTAGTTTTATAGTCGCCAAAAATTTGATCAATATTAAAGAGTGGATTCCTTCTAACCAACTCAACTATTGAATCTTTTTTTGTTATAAGAGACTTAATCCTTGAGACCACCATTGATATCTTAGCAGGCGTAGCCCTACTGATTGCATTGCTATTTATTTCCCCATCAATAACTGACTGAAGATTTTCGGTTAACTTAAACCCAACTGATGGAAAGTATCCATTGTTTATATTACCAAACACCTTGGATAAATTCTTTAGATCAGTTAAACTTAAACCATCTAATGCTTTATCATTCCTAGATAACTTTATTAAAGACTTTACTGCATCTCTTTCAAGTCTTGTTGGCAGTTGTGTGTCTTTATTTGATGGATTATACTCGGCTATTTGGAAGTCAATCTCTTTTTTTAGATCTTCCTTGAGTTCTTTAATTTCCTTTTCAGATAACTCTTTCTTTTCTTTTGCGGGAACAATCCCAGACTTATACTTCTTCATGAGTTCAAACTCACTTTCTGTGATTACCTCCTCCTTTAGCATTTCCTTGATAGTCTTAGCGTAGCTTACTTCACCATCATCGTTTAATACTTTTTCATATTCGTTGTATAACTTATTGAGTTCAGGAATCAAACTCATTTCCTGGTTTAAGGTGTCGAGTATATCATTCACTAACATTGTCGTTTTCTGAAGAGTAGGTAGCTTACCTAGTACTGACTCCTTACCTCCAAATATATTTATAAGCTCCATGTAGTTATCTAACACAGAGTCAGGTATCATGCGTGGGTTAATAGAAAATATTCTTTGAAGTTCTCCACTTAATGAATTTAATATACCTATTCCTTTTGATGAATTTTTCTTAGCCGTACCCCTCTTATTGTTAGCTATGCTAATTGTATTAGCGTAGTCTGCATTAGCAAACACCTTGGCCATGTAGTCCACAAAGCTATCAATAGATGACTCACTAAGCATATTAACCTTGGCAAACCTTTTTATTATAACTAAAGACTGGTTGGTAGTTATCTTTCCTTTCTTTACCAGCTCACTAACTTCCTTGGCTACTGCCTTGCTTGCTTTAATGAATGACCTTATGCCATCTTTTGCTCCACGATTAAGTGATTTTATTTGTGAAGCAATGGCTTGTCTCTGTGTCAATGTAATTTTAGAGGGTTCTTTTATATCTAACCCTAATTTTTTTGATGCTTTTTTAATAGCAGCTTGAGGTGTAATTGATTTTTTTATTGGCTGGTTAAACTTTTTCCTAAGGTCAACAATCATTTTCTCACGCTGGACATCTGTAGCATTCTCATAAAGCCTAGTCCCCTTTAGGTAAGATACAGAAGCGTCATATAATTTCTTAGGACTTGTACTGTCCTTAGTGTTTCTGTTTTTAACTTTTTCTACTACGCCATCTATCTCTTTCATCACCCTATCAAAACCTTCAGCAAAATTCTCACTTACTTGAGATTCAACATTTGCTATATCACCTGCTTCTTTAAATGATTCAAGTATAACATCCATTGCTACACCTCTCTTGTTAAGGATAGTTTTGATGGCTACGTTAGATATACCCTGACCTCTTGCGTCCTTTATAAACTGAACAACATTATCGCTCAATTCAAAACTAAACATAATATTTTTTGATTCTTTCTTGGCATCAAACGATGCACTTAGTTCTTTACCTCCAAATAAATCTGCAAGACCTGTGTTTATAAAGTCTTCTATAGTTAGTGAATCTATACTCTTTTTAACAGATGCTTGAATCTTTTTAAGAGATTTATCATATTGTTCTTGAGTTATTTCCTCATTTTTTAGTTGCCTCTTTAATTGTTTTATATCTTCTTTAGCAAATAATTTCTCAGACCTAACAAACTTTTTTTGAATATATTTAAACGTTGCATTCAACCATTCTATAAAGTTAGATTTTTTCCCTGCATCAATAATGGTTTCACCTTTGTTTGCCATCAACTCTACTAAAGCTTCTTCTCTTGCTAAAGCGTTGTCTCCATATTTTTCTATTGCAGTTTTTAAAGCTTCAGTTCCTTCAACTAATTTTAAACCTTTTTTTAATAGAGCAGTTCCTGCATCACCACTTGCTTTAGAACGAAGGAAGTCAATCCAAACGTGACCAAACTCGTGAATAGGTGTACCTAAAGAACTAAACTCAGGGTTCAAGAAAACTTTACCATCAGTAGTCATACCAAGAATTATTTTCCCTTCTGACACTTTAGTCCTTATATTGGGTTGTTTTAGCATTGCTTCAAACTCAGCCTTAGTACTAACTACAGTTACTCCTGGAAATGCAAATCTAAACTTAGCAGCTAAGACTTGAATATCTGACATATCTGTTTGTACTGCAGCACCTTGAAAAGCTTTATCATTTGCAGCAGTCCCCATTGTCTGAGCAGCCGTACCTTTTTTAGTTGGTGCAACACCTGCAGTATTTTCTTTAAAGACTCTGTTTGATTTAGCTTTCCATTCAGGGAATACATTCATTCCATTTGTAGGATTACTAATCAATGCAATTAAACCACCCTTTGGGCCTGAACCATAGTTACCGTGTTCTATATCTACAACACCACCATCTAATACATCAACACCAACAATAGAAACAATATCTCCCTTTTTGGTTTTCATCATTGACGGTTCTCCTACTGCATTGTATATATTATCTGATAAAAATACACTTGAATTATCAGTAGTACCTTTGTATAATGATTTTAAGAAAGGCTTATTTGCTTTCTTAATTCCTTCAGGTGAAGTTAAGTTATTATATAGTGCTGCTCTTTCATCTAGCGTTAAAGTAGTTTTATAGTTACCTTTTGCTCTTGCGTTAGCATCTTTAACTACGGCATTTATTAATGCACCAAGAGTTGTAATTTTGTTATCGCTTATAAATTTTAGAAGTTTAGGATTCTGTTTTCCCTTTTTAACTTTTAATCCTGCAATTAAATCATTTAATGCAGCAGTCTGATTCTCTTGAGACTGTGCATTAATTTCAGGTGATAAATATCTAAATACTATTTCATTAGAATTAATAGCATCATTACCCATTCTTATAATTGCCATTGGTATCTGACCGTTAGGTAACTTACCTTCCTTCCATAACCTATCAAACAATGGTTTGTTTTTTTTATATAATTTTACTGCGTTTTTAAATTGTCCTTCAGACGTACTTGGTTTTACTCCTGCCCAAGCTGCTTTAACTTTAGCTAATGCATTAAACATTATACCACCCTTTGCTTCCATATCACCACCCTTAGAGTCTTTGATAGTTCCACCTGCTGCAGTATCAGATATACCTGTAATCATTGGTATACCATTAAAGTATTCTATAGGTTTAACTGCCTTCTCTTTACTCTCAAACCCCATCTCAACCGCATCAGTATCGGTAAATTCTTGAGTTGAATTACTATCCTCAAAAGGACTAACATTAACACCACCACCTTCAGTAGTTGATTCAAAGTTTACCTCTGATTCAGGAAAATCATTATTCATTTCCTCTTGAATTAATTCACTATCTGCAGCATCTACAGATACCAAAGCATCCCCCTCTTCAGCTACACTAAATTTAATATCATCTTTTAAATCTTCTTGCTTAATATTTTCCTCCTTGATGCTTTCGTCTAAAATTGATATCTCTTTATTAAAAATATCTGATGCTCTTTTGTTAATCATCTCGTCAGTGAGGTCATAGTCTTCAACACCCTGCTCTGCCATCTCAGTCTCAATTTCATTAACGGCCCTCTCCTGTAACTCTACCTTATCCTCGGTAGATAAATTACTATACTCATCCTCAATGGCAACTTCTTCTTCAAGTGGATTCTCTTGAAGGTCTTTAATTTTTTTCTTTAATTCAGCAAGTCTCTTCTTTCCTCCTTCAGTTTGAGGATCACCCAAGTTTTGTTTCTCGGTTTCTAAATTAACTAACTCATTTAAAGTTTCTTTATTGGTAATATTATCTTGACCAACTTCTTTTATTACTTGGTTTTGTGTTTTGAGTTTATTTTTTCTTGCTTGAGTTAAGTCTTTTATGTCACTATCATTAGATACCTCAAATTTCATGGCAGCAAAGTCTTTGTCAGATGCTTTGTTAACCATGTCAGTATATGTTTGAAGGTCAACTTCTCCTCCATTAATTTTATATACAGGTTTAGATTTTAACTTACTATAAGCATATGTAAATGGTGCTTTACCAGCTCCACCTATCGCTTCAAAACCAATCTCTCTTGCATCCATGTCTTGGCCAACAGCAAGTCTTGCTGTTGCTTCTCCAACACCACCACCTACACCTTCAATAGCAGTAGCAGTTGCAAATCTTTTTCCTTTACTTGCGCCTTTAATAGCTTGTTTACCAACAATTTTACCACCCATTTTCATGGTGTATCTATCAATAAGACCAATCACTGCACCACGACCAGCTGACTTAGCTCTTATATTAAACATGGCATCTTCATCGGCTAATACTTTTTGAATACCAGATTCATCAAAATTATCTCCATTATTTTCTACCTCTTCTCTGAGAAACTCTGCAAAGCTCATACCTGTTTCTAAAGCCATACCAGTAGCTCCATAAGCTACAGGCAAAGCAGCTATTGCTCCAGGAATAGCACCAACTCCAAAACCCATAGCTCCAACACCAGCCCCAGTAGCAACTACAGCTCCAGCTGCTCCTGCCGTGGCTGGGTTAAGCATTTGTGTTACTGTTTGTGCAGCTAACTGAGCAGCAACAGATGGGTTATATGCAAGTCCTTTTAAGAAACCAAGAACGCCACCACCAGATTCTTCATATATTTTATTAAAGCTACTCATCTCATCAGTTTCACCTAATGACGCTAGCTCTTGTTGTGATTGAATAAATTCTGCTATATCTTGTGGGGATGCATCAGAACCTTTAAACATTAAGTCATAAGATTCATCAGCCGTATTTCCTTGAACGAAACCTTGTTTACCAGCACGATAAATATCTCCTACAAAATCAGTAAGAAAGTTTTTACCTACAACATTTTCAAGTATTGTATTTTCTTCACCCTTTAGAGTTTCAGATTGATTGATAGGAGGCGTGGGTGTACCCAAAGAAGTGTCCTCCGAAACCAACTCCACATTTTGCTCTGGAGTAACAGATATAGAGTCTTCTTTTTTTTTTACACCAAAACCTACTAATTTAGAAAACTCTGAAATATCTTTTGAGTATCCTTTGGTTTTTACATAATCAAAATTGTCATCCAAAACCTCTTGGTTAGAACTTATTAATTGAGTAAACTCTTCTATGCTTTTGCTATAACCTTTAGATGTAGCTCTTTCGTATAAGTCTTTTAATACTTCTGGATTCATTTTATTTATATTTATAAGCTACTGTAATCAGGACTTGTACTTGATTTTTTACCTTTCTCTTTCTTAAACTTCTGAATATATAATTCTCTCATAAAATCTTTAAGATTTTGCTTTTCTGCATCTCCTTCTTCTGTACCAGTAATCGAAAAGAAGTCACCTTGGAATGTATTACTAGGAACTGTGTATCCACCGACTTGAATCTCAAAAATGTCATTACCTTTATCTATAGTAGTTATAGTCGGAAAGTCCTTCTTAAACCTATCTATGATTTGTGTCTGCATTTCCTCGTCGTCTTCGTAGAAATCTAAATCATTTATCTTTTCATCTAATACCAAGGCATTAGCATCAGTATCAAATTCATCATCTTCAACAATTCCTGCAGATCCATATACAGCACTTATACTAGTGTCATCGCCACCAGTCATATTAGTCTTATCAATATCCTTGCCAGTCAGCAAATTTCCTGCAGAATCTACAAATTGCTCAAATGTTTTGCCCTTCATTGTGATAAGCCTAGGCTCTAGTTCGCCATTAACCTCCACCGTAACTAATAGACCATCAGCTGTTTTTTCTATATTCTTTACATTTGGACTTATGTTTGCAAAATGTTCAAGGCCTGCCATCACTGCAGACTCATCTTTACCACGAAATACATTACCAAGCATTTTTAGATTTTGAGCGTTAGTTGCCTCCTCTTTTTTCTTATCATCATTTGCCTTTGATTTTGATGGACTAACTTGCTGACCAGACATACCCTTAGTATATTCAATTTTTTGTATTAGCTTACTCTCAATCTGCTTTTGTACTATATCACGAGCCTGGTCAATCTGTTCTGGTGTCATCATTAACTCAGGCATTCCATTCCCATTAGTCCTGTACTGAATTGTACCAGGCTCATCCTTGAGTGAAAGCTTTACTCCAGTGTTCGCTAATACTTGCATAGCGTTAAAGTTGTTTGGATTATCTCTCTTTCCTGCTACAACGTCTACCGAGTCACTCATCCATTTATCATATGCGCCTGGTTCATTCATTAGAGACTCATCCCATGCCTGCCTAATACCCGTAGTCTTTTCAACCACACCACCCCCACCTAATACAGTGTAATCACTTATGGTAGAAATAACCACATCCCCTAGGTCTGCCACAGCAGCGGTAGTAAGCTTCCCTGTGTCACGCCTGTCCAGTTGGAATGCTGTCCTGTTGTTAAGTGTAGCCAGACTTTGATACAGCTCAGGGTTTTTCTTTAGGTCTGGTATAACCATGTTACCATTGCCATCGTCTTGTAGTGTGACTATAAGCATCTCACCAGTTGACGGGTTAGTAATTAGCTGCTTGTTCTTTAGGTCTGTGTAATCAAACGTACCCTCGTTAAAAACAATCTCTAACTCTGACGCTATCTGATTTCCATCCTCTCCTTGTGCCAGCCTTTCCATAGCAGCCTTGTACTTATCGTCTGCGTTCTTGGCAAATATACTTAGGTTCTTGTACCCATCCTTCACACTCTGCTGAAAGAGCTGGTATTCGCTAGGCTTTATCTTACCCCTAGTCATTAGTTCATACTGCGTTGCCATGGCGTTCTTAGAAAAGTTACCACCCCTTATAACAAAATTATTTACAGACTGGTTATCAAGGTCGGCAACCTGAGACAACTCGTTTAAAGTATTCCTCTGAGATGTCGCAAGTTCGTCTCTCTTCGTCTGCCTTTCGTCAGATATTTTTGTTACCTCGTCACTTATGTCCTTGGCTATAACACCCCAGTCTACCTGAACTGAGTCAGTGTCCCTCTGTGCGTATACCGAGAACTGGTTAGCCCCTGATGGTGTGTCCCTCCTTTCTCGTGTATCCTTTCTTTCCTTTGCCATTGTTATTTATTTTTTTCTGCTAGTAGGATATGGAAGAAGACCTGGAATATAGCTATCTTTCTGCTCCGTACCTCCTGGTATTGTCATGCCGTATATGCTTGACATTGGATTTTTCTTAAAAATATTAGCACCTATTTTAGCAAACTCATCTTCTTGACCACCACGCTTGTTGAACTCATCAAAGAGGGTTACTGGATTGACATCTGGTGGGTCTGGTGATGTTTTATCTTTATTTGGATATAAATCCTTACCCCTACCATATATATAAGCAGCGTTTGCAGCACTATTTATACCACTCTGCATAGCAGCAGCCCTAGCCTGTTCAGCGTCCCTAGCCATAAGCTGTTGGTCTGTCGCCTGGCCTATATCTATCTGTAACTGTTGTTGGTTTATGTTCTGCCTAGAGTCGGCCTTCATCTGCCTGTTAGCATAAAGCTCCTGACCCAGACCAATACGTGTCTGCTCGTTGGCCGCTGCCGCAGCTGCAGTTAGCCCCTGCACCCCACCGATAAGATTCCTTGTGTCACCCTCCTGCAGTGCCTGTATAGTCTGCTGCTGGTTTGCCATGTTTTGAGCAAACTGCTCCCCGTATGCGTCTAGGGGTACGTTCAGTCCCTCGTAGTAGTCCTTCTCTGCCTTCTTTCTAGCGTCCGCTACTAGCTTCTCAGATGCCTTCCTTGCCTTGGATGCCATCCTTGATTGGTCTGCGGCCTGCTTAAAAGATAGTCCTGAACTTATTGCGCTAACTCCTACTCCTATTGTTGCTGCTGTTCCTATTGCCATGCTATAATATTTTAATCATTTCACTTGTGTATTTAGAACCCTCTGTGTACCCCAGATCCTTATATGCCTCTATAAGTGGCTTGCTCTGTATCAGTGCGTATGAGTACCTGTGTCCACTGTTCTTTGCTATGTCTGTTATGTGACCTATAAGCAGCCTTATAGCCGCCTTTCTTTTGTCCCTGTCCTTGTAGTTTATGTTCGATATAATCCAGTCACACCAAACCGCTTTAGAGTTTGTCATGTACATAAACCCTGCACATACAGGGGTCTCATTGTCATATACTATATACCCACCAGTCCCGTCCTCAGGTAAAAAATCTTTAGGGGGCGGTGTCCATCTCCAGTCTCTCCACCACTGACACAGTATATCGTCATAGTCAGTAGAGCTTAGTCTATTTATATTTAATTCCATTTAATGCAAAGATAATAAATTTCTATGGAAAACTTTTCATCACACTACTTCCCACTGCAAATAGCTCTACTGGCGTGGTGTCGTCATTAACTAACGTGAACTCCATGTAGTATCCCCTCATGCCATAGCTCTCCGCTATAGTGTTGTTAACAAACAGTAGGAACTGGCCTGCGACTGGGGCTGTAGCCCCTGCTATCGTAGTATCCAAAGTAACCGTACCGCTGTCTCCAGACTTAACCACTTCTATCACCTGTCCTGCAAGGGATGGCGAAGAGTTTGGTGCTAGTGTGTAAGCAGTTGCCCCGTTTGTTATGATGTTTCCTATGTTGTTGTTGAACGTACACAGCACCGTATCGGTTGGACATGTAGTACTTCCCGCACTTATTGTTAATCCACTTGATACCGTTGGTACTACCTGTGAACAGAAAGTTGTACTAGTGCCACTATTTAAAGTACCTTGTAGTACATTACCATCACAATCAGTTATTTCATAAAACCCAGTACTACCAGTATTATTAGTAATTAAATAAGATTGACAACCTATCCCAGTAACAGATACTATGTTGCCCAAGCCATTTGAGTACCTTAGGGAGAAGTTTGTTACCCCCGTGTTGTGTCTTATGTACGCAAACCATTCACCCTCCTTCTGCTCGAAGTTTAGCTCAGGTACATTACCCTGGCTTAGGTCAGTAAGCAGAGACGTACAGTCCCAAGACGCATTACTCTCAAACGAAAGTGTCTTAAACAGCTTTATAGTTACCGATGGCTGTGGGTTAAACACGCTCGTAACACTTGACGTACCCTGTACGCCATAGTAGTTGTTACGTATGCTATTGGTATTATGCCTATACATGTTTCCGTTCTGGAAGGTGTATAGGTATCCATTCATCCCCTTTATGTACTCAGGGAAGTATGTATAGAAAGACGGCCAACCCTCAGCCCCCTCGCTATAGGTCAGTGTGAATGGATTACTTGATGACGGTACTGGCATATGTATTATTTTTTAAGGTGTTTGAGGTTGGCATGGGCCTTTCTCTATAACCACACCGTTTCTTACTCTAATATATTCCCCTACGCCTGGAGATGATGGTATGTCTATATAGTAATATAAAGGATTTGATGTATCGTTAAGGTACACAGAGCCATCTGATGTTGTGAATACAAAGTTACCCACATCAGGCGTGGTGTTCGTGTCCACATCAAACTGCTGTGTCTCAAAGTTATAACTGTCTGAATTCCTTGCGAAGTAATACGTATTAAAAGTTGGTGTGTCTGTACAGAAAGGAATGTTCACAGTACCTTCTTCTCCATCAAAGAACGGCAGTTGTGCGGGACACTCAACCTCAAATGTCATACCAGTGCCACACAGTGGTGAATAGTTAAGCATGTCAGCAAATGTAGACGCAGCGTTTGTTTTTGGGAAAACTAAGGTATAAGGCCTAGCAGCATTCGTTGAGATCTGAGTGTAAAAACCTACTTGGTTGCTATTAACCACAACCGTCTGGTACGTCCCCTGCTCAACAAAAGACCCTGTCACAGATTCATATGTGAAATCTTCGAGCTGGTCTAATGGCTCGCATGGGTCTGTTGGGGTTTGATCGTAAGTGGCAACAAAAGTTGTATTGGTACTAGCAACTCCCACATACGTAGGATCGGTAGGGTTATTGTTTATGCCTGCATAATCTATTTGAGTTCCATTTTCATCTACAAGATCAATACCGTTGTGGTTGTACTTGATAGTAAACCTGTTATAGTTACTTCCATCGTGTGTTATTATAGTACCCGCTGGGTATCCAGGCCCTTGGTCAACAAACCCAGTTTGAATCCTAAAAATTACAGCACCCGTTCCACCACCTAGCTCTAAGCATGATGAGTACACTCCACTTGTACTCTCGAACACTGACACAAGAGCGTTACATGGAACACAGCAGGTACTGCATGTCTCTGCGGACAGCAGTATGCCAAGCAATTGCTGCCTTACTATGCCTGCATTTGAGTAGTAGCCATCTGGCGCAAGGGTAGTAAGATCAGAATCCGTAAACACGGATGTAGCCTGAGCAAAAGAGTTTCCATTAAAGTAGTATGTTCCTAACTGTCCCATATTATTTTTTTAACAATTTTTTATTTGTAGCACCAGGCCATTTAATCCTATCTCCATGTACGTTGTTGCAGATATCTTATAGAACCCTGAAGGTAATACATTTACCAGACCCGTTGTTGTGTCCTCACAGTTTGAACTTGTGTACACAATACTTCCAACCACTGGTAAAGAACCAGACCCGTTGTTGTGGTAGTACGTTGAGTTTGTAACCATGCCACACACTGAGTCCTCTACCGATGATGTACTCGCTAAGAAAGGAACACAGCTCCATGTACACGTACAACAAGCTGCAATCGCAGAAGTTGAATCGTAGCACAGCTGCTGTGCGCTAATATCCCTAAGGTCGTATATTACATACAGGTACTGGTTTCCTACTGGCAGGCTTAGTCCAGTCACCGTTGCTAAGTTTATGTTAGGGGAAGGGCTTGTCACGTCTACGTTTGGTATGGTAGTAGAAGCCGCTAACAACGCATCCACATCCGTAGGGGTGTTGGCATACAATGTGTTAGAAGACAGGTACTTGAAGTTATCTTCTGGATACCCCCAGTTATAGTCATCAAAGTTTACCTTGTTTGCCCTAATAGTAAAATCAACTCCGCTGTACGGGAACACTCCCTGTGACCTTATACCAGCCTGTACATTGTAGAAGCTAAACGTGTTGTTACTCGTACCCAGTGTGGCCATGTCGCTGTCTACTGGGCTATTAGAGTTTGTATTGCTCCAGCTGTACTCAACGTGTATAGTCTCACCTGCGTTAGTGCTTGAGTTGATCATACACTTCACTACCGTAAGTGGTATCTTCCCTACACACTGTGGTGTCACACTAAATGCAGCTGTATCAACAGGCGTTATAGTGACCTGTGCATTGGTAGGTGTAAGTGCTGACTTGTTCCACGTAAAACTTCCTGACACAGTAACCACACCCGATGAGTATGTGTTCCCGTTCCATAGCACGTCTATAGTAATCCCGCCTGAGTATATCTCGTAGTCTACTACACTGTTTCCAATTATACTTCCAAAGTTATATGTGTGCGTAACAGGCTCACTTAGTCCCTTGAACGATAGCTGTGCGCCACACTGTAGCACAGGCTCAGGTACAGGCACAGGGTTTAAGTTTGTTCCAAGGACATACTCGTCCATATATGGATCGAAGCCACCAACCTTCTGAGTGTTCAACTGAAAGTTCCACTGGTCTCTAAACCAAGACCGCATTCCTAGGTTTGATATAACCCTAAGCCTGTCGTTACTAGAGTTACCCATAAGTTCTATCACAGCACCCCTCTTGGTGTCGGTAAAGTAAAAGTAAGGCCCGTGGTTAGCAAAGCTCTCTGGGTTGTAACTAATACCATACTCCTCTACACGAGCTATCTGTGTGCCTAGTATCTGTGGCACTGACACGATAGACCCGCCACCCACTGAGTCGCTGATAAGGTTCTTGTCCGCAAGTACGTAACTAATCCTATCCTCCTGTAGCGTGAGTATGTCTGTCTCCCTTGCAAACAGTAGCTGTATAGGGCCAAACGATGTCTCCAGTGTCTTGAAGTTTGCCAGACCTAGGTTGAACTCGTTAAGGTTATTTATGCCAGAGCTGCTGCTGTACACACCGCTGTATGTAAGGTCAGCAAACCTGTCTGTCTTTTTGTAGTCCTGCTCCGCTACTGCCAGTCCCCTCTGCCCCATGACAACAGACCTTCCATCTATCCTGTCTAGGTACTTATAGCTCTCCACGCCATTACCAAAGGTATAGCAGTCCATAAAGTCTAAAGTAACGATTGCGTCCTGTGTAGTGGTCTGGTCTTGGTCACCAGAGTCCACGCTCCCCGTTGACTTGTGTAGCATGTTTCCAGTAGCCACGTCCCTAACTAGGGGCAGTGCCTCTGACGCATCAAAGTAAATCTCATCGTTTGCATCGGCTGGCTCTGTTTCAAATACCATTACCGTGTTTGCCCTTTGGACTACTATCTCAGCAGATACAGTCATTTCTTGGTCAAACACAGTCCATCCATTGATCCCTATACCCCCACACCTAACACCAAGCCATAAAGGACTTGTTACGTTACCTGGATCTTGCTGTATGAACTGAAAGTACATCTTAAAGAGATCCTCCCCCACAGTCTCATCAGCACGTTTATATGCCCCATCTGCGTTTGTTGGAGATGTAGCATTTGGATCTAAACCACTACCTGATGGGTCAACAAAGTTAGTATTGTAAATACCGACAGGGTCAGCCCCTGAAGAGTATGTTGCGGTAGTGTCTATGTTAGAGGCAGTCCAAAATTCGTGGAAGTCACTGTAGTCCTCTGACACTACAAAGCTCCTGTCTAGTTCCCATTCTCTTACTGGCCCACCACCACCCTCAGGTCTAAAGAACTTAAACTTCATGTCTATGACTGAACCTGCAGGCAGGTCATAGTTACTTGTTGTGCCGCCAACAGTGTCGTATGTATAGCATGGGTATGATAAGGCCCATACATCATCCCCAGGCACCTTTGAGTCAGATGCTCTTGCCCTTAGTCCATAGTCAATTATAGAGTTGCTAGAAACCTGAGCAGAAAAGTTGGTCGCCTTGATCTGCATGTATAGCCCTGCCAACTGCTCGCTGTCTTCCCCAAGCTCTTGCTGTCCATTTAAAAAGTCAGAGCTTTGTGCCTCTACGCCCAGTACCGTGGTCTCAACCAAGGACGTTAAAGCACCCCTTGTGTCTCTCTTTACCCTAAGTCTGTCTCCAACCTTTACCTTGTTCGTGTTGTCACCCTCTAGCTTAAAGTGTGTTACGTTGTCAAACGGGTTTGTGTAAAAGAAGTTGCTGTAAACCGTCTCGTACCCAACCTTACTTGGCTTGACTACAAACTTATACTTAGTCGCCCATGTTGGTGCGTAGTTCTGTATTGTGGCCTGTATCTGGTTCTTTGTTAGACTCGCACTAGGTGGAACGAATATAGTGTTGTACTCAGATACCAAGACGGTAGAACCCCTGCCGTACTCATCTAGGTATACAATCCCAGTCTCAAAGTCTCTGTCACTGTGTAGGCTTGATTTATTTATGTTGTTAGTAAAGCCCACCCTAAACGAACTGAAGCTAAAGTACTCGTACATGTCAGCAGATGGAGTAGTACCTGTAGAGTACTTCATCGCCAGCGTCTGTAAAGTAAAGGTAGTTTGCCCAGAGGTAGCACTAATAGCAAATCCCTGCTGCGCAACACTACTTGTAATAGAACTTATGATTTTATCAAAGTCACAATCACCTTCAGCGGGTGCTACTAATCCTGCGTTAAACCTATCCGTTAGAGATATCCCCTGGTCAGCTGTTGCTATTGGTTCAAAGTTTGTGTCTATCAAAGTTCCTATAGCATTCTCAAAATCTGCTGAATTAACAAAGTCAAAGACATTTGCATAGTCCTGTGTGAGGTTTATGGTGACATTTATGTTAAGCGGAGAATTACTAAACCCAACATTATCGATGTAACACGTATCAGTAGTTGTACCGTTTATAGTAAAGTGTTCAATCCTTATATCAAAAGCTAACTGCGCCCCCCTTAAGAGTTGGTCTTCTACCTCTGCAAGGTCTACTGTGGCTAAAGAGTTAGGCACATCAATAGTTGCTGATGGGTTTATGGTATAAGCAACACCAGGATTTACGGATGAGTTTTCGAGTACAGCATTGTCTAAGTTTATAAGGCTTAACGATGTAGCGAATAGTGATGTAGAGTAGTCTATGGGAATGTTCTGTCCGTTTATGTTTACTATGTCATACCCATCGGTATAGTTACCGTATATCAGCCTGTTGCCCATTATTGTTTGGGCCTGTGCCTTTAGTGGGACGTTGTCGTACAGCCTCAGTAACTCATCCGATCCTATTACAGAGTATATCTTACTGTTCGTGAACACATACTCCTGCGTTGCGTTGTCTGCCCAGCCGTAGTCTTCCTTCTTGAACCTCTCTATTACATATATCCTGTTAGTGTTAGAGTCCTTATACAGCAAGTCAACTTGAACAACCCTGTCACTCCCTGTGCTAAACTTTACCTTAGCACCGTTGAATGCATTAGACATACCAGCGTTGTCATAGCTTCGGGTATCGAACCTAAAGTTTGATGGCTGGAATGCAGGTAGACTGAATAAAGAAGTCGCACTGTACTCGTTGTTTATGTACCTGTACCTGTAGGCAAAGCTTATAAACCTGTCCTCCAAATAATTTTCTCCACCCACCACATTGATTAACTCAAACGTAGGTGCTGTCAGTGGAACTTCGCCAGTTGCTGTCTGGTCTTCAAAACCAGGTGGCTTTAGTATCACAGATATATCCTCCTCCTCTATACCATCCACATCCCCCGTAGGAAATTCGTATGTGTCGTTTACATTTATTCTCCTTGGTGGATTCTTTCCGTCCGTAAAGAACAGTAAGTCCTCGATCTTATCTACGCCAGTTATTAAATACTCTGGGTCAAACTTTAATACGTCAAGTGTTATCACATGGTATCTGAGCTGATTGTTCTGCGTGTTAAACGACACCACCATATCAACTACACCATCGGTAGCCACTGTGTTAGCGGGGTCATGAACAAACCAGTACATAGTCTCCAGCTGCCCATCGTCATATGCACCTAGGCATGTTGCCGAGCTTGACAGTGACTGCCCACCATACTCTAATGTAGTCAAGGAGTTGTTGCCCTTTGAGTTCTCTACAGCACCTATCTCAGTGTTTTCAGTAGAACCCAGACGCACGTTTATAGCATCTACATATTCACCTGGTGGAAGGAGTCTCTCGTCCACAGACTTATTCATCCTACCTGCAATAAAGTTTGTATTTATTATTGGCATATTATTATTTTATCCATTTATCCTTGCCCCTCATGTTCATCAGAAGCCTGCCAGGGTGTATGTTACTTAGTCTTAATTTTGCGTTCCTTAGTAGTGATGACTTATCTTTCCTTGCCCTGTTAACTACATACTCCTGCACACCAAGCCTGCCGTTTAAAATAGAGTAACGTATGTACGCATATATGTACTCCTCAAATAACTTATTTAAACTAACAGACGCATCGTCTCCGTTCTCCATTCCGTCAGATACATACTCTAATACCACTGACATCATACTACTCCCTGAGCTAAAGTTTATTACCCCTGCCTTCTTGTCTATATTAAACGTAGGGTTTGAGTTTGCTGTCTCTGTATTCAGACCAAACCTTGCACCAACCTGGTAGTCAAAGTACCAACACCCCTCTACATTCCATCCCTCCTGCCCGTCATAGACACTGTTTGAGTTTAGGTATATACTCCTTGCACCACCCCTTATACGGGCTAGATCTATTTCACTGTCCTGAGGGCTTAGTACGTTACCGTCTTGGTCGAATAGTAGGTTAGACTCGTTGTCTTGTAGGTAGGCCTTGGCGTAGCTTGTCTGTATGTTTTCAGTCAGTGGACGCAGTACACCATTCCTCCACTCAGATATCCTAACCCAGTTCACAAAGTCGGATGGCAAAACAAACCTATGGCTACTGTCTAAGTCTAGCTGCAGTATCTTTATCTCCTTGAGTGCATCGTAGTTTAACTCCTGTATACCACGCTTTGCATGGAACAGTACCTGAAACCTGTTCAGGTTGTTAACCAACTCGTGGTTTCCTTGGTATATAAGCATGAAGTTATTAACTATATCCTCTAATGTTACATACTGGTACGAACCCCAATTCGCATCGTTAGGGTTTCCCTCGTTGTTTGTGTAGTACTGGTACTGATTTATATATGCCATCTTAACTTGTTTCTTGTGTATCTAATGCTTCCTGTCCCTGTGCAAACTGTACAACATCTGCTTCCCTTATTTCTACTCCCGCATACTGTAATATCTTATTAACTAAGTTAGGTTCATCTGAAAGCGGTAGCTCAAAGTCTTGATACAGTCCATCAGATATATTAAATATAGGGTCGTTACCAGAGGTCTCTAAGTAAGTCCAGCTAGGTACAAACGGATACCTAATATACTGAGCCAATACCTGCCCCTGTTCGTATACACTAGATGGGTATATCTTAGAGCTTAATGCGTTCTGAACATACGCAGGGTATGTCAACGTTGGCTTGGTTAGTATAGAGTTATCTAGTAAGGTTATCTTAGCCTGTGTTACCTTCTCTGCTTCCTTTAAGTTATTAGGATTATATACTGCGTAGTCTATAGGAGACGAAATAATATTTGTACTTTCCACCTGAAGCTGTGTCTCTGACACCACGCTCTCCACTAATGTGTTTGTTGGTATACCCCCAATACTATACCCCACAACATCTCCTGGAAGTACTCCGCTTGTTACAAAGGTAGCGTTTGTGTCTAGTATCTCGTTCTGACCAACCGCAAAGCTGGTTGTAGTACCCGTAGCCCTAATCGTTTGGTAGACTAACATCTTGTTAAGTAGGTAGTAGTCACTTCCGTTTAGTGTTGCGGTAGGGAGAAGGTACGAGCTTTTATTTAATGTAGCCGTACTCTGATTTTGTAGGGGTGCTAGTACCGTAAACGTGTCTATAACCTCCTCTAGTCCCTTTACTATATCTGCGTAACCAGTCCCTGAAGACCTGTTATTTTCTCTGTTGATCCAGTTGTTGTACTGATAAAAGTAGTCCTCAAACAAGTCCATCTGGGCTTGTAGGCAGTATAAGTTAAAGTCTTGGGGAGATAGATATCCGTAATTGTTTTTATTGAGTACAGCTAACACTGTATTTCTCACAGAATTTATCATCGATATTCTTTTTTACAAAGATAACAAAAAAAAAGAGGCCTAATTTTTTAAGCCTCTCTCTTTGTTATTAACTATTACTACTTAAGCGTTTCTTTAATAGCTTGTAAGTCTCAATACCATCATCTGTCTGGAACAATGAAGCCACAATGTAGTAGGGGTCTTCACCAAACGGAACGGTTAGTAACTTAGTTTTATTCTTTGGTAAGTTAAAGTAAACGTCTTTACCTGAGTTCCTAAACGACAGGTAAGAGTTATTAAAGAACTGAACAACATCATTGGTCAGGTCTAGCATAGGATCGTTTATGGTCTCCATAAAGTCATGTGGACTGTTTCTTGCATAGACAAGTACATCCCTCTTGATCTCAGCGGTAGACATCTTGTCAACCGAAACCCCGATCAATACCCTTGCCACAGCCAACAACTTATCGCCCTTTAATTCCTTTGCAACAATCATTGCATCAACAGCCTTCTCTACCATCTCCAGCTCCTTAGACGCATCCCTTGACTTATCTACAACCTCATACACCCTCCCATTAGACGGGTGGTAGTGTAAGAACTGCTGCAGTACTTGGTTTTGTTTAGGTACGAATAGCATGCCATCCTCGAATACGATAGGCTCTAGTATAGCGTTACCATCCTGCTCATCCTCGAACGGACTCTTTTGGTTTCTCGCATACCTCAGTGGCCTGTTAAGTCCCTTACCCTCATCGAAGTGTAGCAAAGGTGATCTCTTAGAGTGTCTTGATGACAACATATAGCTGAGTGGCGCACGGTCTTGTTTTAGTCTGTAAGTTTTGTCTACAAACTTTTGTGTTTTTTTCATTTGATATAATTTAATTTAGAATTAAAAAAAGGGGAGACTCTTACATCTCCCCTAATATTACTACTTATTATGCATCTTGGAATAAGAAGAAGTTGTTTGCGCCTAATACACAAACTGCTCTCTCTGTCAAGAAGTTTACCTCCATAGCATCCAAAGAAGATGTCCTTGCTCCACCAGCTGAACCAGTGATCCAAGTTTTGTAACGTCTGTCTTCAGTCTCAGAAGCTCTGTAACGAACGTGTAAGAAAGGACGCTTTGCATTCTTTCCTAGTACCTGGTCGTATACTGTAGTCGAACCAGCAGGAACTAACATTCCGTTGATCGCACCGCCTACAAGACCGCCTCTCATTGTTGGGTCGTTAAGATACTTCCAGTCAGACTTATAGAAGTCATAGCCTCTCCTGAATCCTGAGAACCCAAGATTTAAAGCCATCTCCTCGTCATTGTCAAACAGTCCATATGAAGTGCCACCAGCCCCGTAAGAGTTCTGAGCAGCTAACATGTCGTCCATATCAAACGAGAAGTTTCTGTTCACGAAGAGAACGTTCTCCTCGATTGCTCCCTGCTTGTCTAGCCTCTGTATAATAGAATCAAACTCAGCAAGCGTTGTTGGATTACCTCCACCAAACACGTTACCTCTCTGACCCACTACGTAGAACACACCCTCTGAACCGTTAAGGTTAGCTTGTGATAGTCCAGCTCCAGTACCTTGGAAGAAGTCTCCTGCCCCAGAAGCAGCCTCTGCAGGCACGGCCTCAATCATTGCAGTCTCCATGTAGTCCTCGAAACGTAGTCTCGTGTCATGCTCAGACTTTAGATACCAAAGGTATCCGCTTACTCCGTCCTCGCCTGATACCTCAATCCATCCAATCTGAGCCATATCAGAACCAGAGACAGCATACTTGTCCTTGATAATTATTGGCTTGTTGTCAAAGATTAGGTCGTCAGACTCGTTAGATCCTACCATCCCCTCAGTTCCCTTGTTGAACTCAGACCCGTAGATAAATATATCACAAGCTACATCCGCTGCCATTGTCTGTCCACCTGCCTCGTAGTAGGCTATTGTTACCGTGTTTGGTGCGCCAGCTGTAGGAGCTACCGTGATCACACCCTTATTAGTTAGGTTAGACCCAGCTGTCTTGTCGGATATCATTACCGTCTGTCCAACCCTCAATGATGCTGTATTGCTTCCAGCTAGGGCAGGGTTAAAGTTACTGATGTTGTTAGGAATAGTCCACACCCCAGTTAAAGCTGTAGCTGCAGCACCTGATGTACAGTTTTGGTATTTTACGTGTAGTCTTCCCTGCTCTGCCCACTTGATAAGGTCAGAGTTAGAAGGCATCTCTGCTCCCACTAGTCTTAGGAAAGATGATACACTTCTATTTCCATATCTCTCAAACTCTTTCTCGTAAGTATCGGGTAGATACTGATTCAAGAAATCAAAGTTTGTGATATAGTTACTTTCCAACGGCACTTGCTGTGCTGATGGCTGCAGGTCGAAACCTGGCGTTGCATTTACTGCCATAATTTTTTACTTTTTTTTTTGTTAATTATTTTTTTAAACTTCTAATTTTGAGTCCCTTCCCGCTGCTTGTGTCTCCAACAGAACGAATTTTCAAACCATCTTTTGATGAGAGCTGAGGTGACTTACGTACATCCATGTTTATGTTCTTGGACTTACGTGTAACGTCATCAACCGCTGCTGCAACACCTTGTTCATAAAAGAACTGAGCAAACTTCTCTGGATTCATAGCAACCGATAAGGCCCTGTGGTAATCCTTTGTCTCGCTCAGTAAACCCTCCTTGTCTACAAACTTGTTTATAAAGTTGTTTACGTCAGACTGTTTGTTATACAGCTCTTCTGCTGTACCTGGTTTGTAATTAATCTTCTTTTCACCGACCTCAAATTCAAAACCTTTGAACTCGTTGTTAAACACTTCCTTAGTGCGGTTTAAGAAGTAATCATATCGCTTCTGATTTTGTTCAGCAACAGAATTAGATTCGTTTATATACTTATGATATGCACTTAAGTTTTCTTTCTGATCTTCAGATAACCCACCCCCACTTGACTCAAGAGGAATTTTATATTTATCTTTCTGTTCATTAAAAAACTTACGTGCTTTCGCAAGTTCTCTTTTCTTAGCCAGCTGTCTCTTCTTGATATCCTTGTCGTCATCAAGCTCATCATAGCCAAACTTATCATCCATCAAGTCCTCGATGTCTATCGCATCTAAACCCTCCTCATGAATAGCCATGTAGTCAGCTAGTATAGAGTTCTCGTCCATGCTATCGTAGTCCTTTTGTAGTTTATAAAAGTCCTCAATACCACGCCCAGTCTCTTTCTTATACTCAAAATACTTTAACACATCATCAGGCAACTGCTCGTTTGACTCTCTCGTCTCGAACAACTGATCAACTGAATCAATGTCCTTGTTATACCTTTCCTTTATATACGACAGAACACTGTCGTCATCTATAGTTAATGGCTCAGGTGTAACCTCTGGCTCTTTAGTTATAACCTCTGGCTCACTAGATACAGTCTCTGCGTCAGCAAAAGACTCTTCATGTTTCTTAAGTAACTGCTCCTCTATCTCAGCCTTTGATTTTTCTTGGTTTCCACCAACTTCTTTTACTTGTAAATTCATTTGATTTAATTTTGTACAAAGTTAATACATATTATATAATAATATTTTAGCCTACCTTGGGTTAAACTCAGCTAGATCAAAGCCATCTAAACTGTCCTCGTTAGACTCAAAGTTTATTGGTGGCAGGTTTCTCTTCCTCTGCTCAATCATCTTAGACTGCTGCGTGTTAGCCTGAGTAATCCTGTCAGACTTAGCCTTCTCCCTTGACTGCTCCCTCATATCTATCTGCTGCTGTTCTAAGCCCCTCATCTGCATCTGGTAGCCGAACTCAATCTCCATCAACTGAGCCTTTAGCTGCGCCTCGTTCTTTAGCTTCTCAATATCCATAGCAACCTCTGCTTGCTTTATCTGCATCTTAGCCTGTGTCTCTGTCTGTATCCTCATCTGTTCGGCTTGAGACTGTGCCATTACTTGCTGCTGTTGCATCTGTGCCGCTGCTTGTTGCTGCTGCTGTACTGCCTGCTGCTCTGCCTCCTGCTTTCTTTTTCTCTTAACCTTCAATAGCTGGTTAGCCATCTTTAGGTTATGTATCTCCCTAATGTCAATAGCGTCCTCAAGGTTTATATCCTGCTTGGATAATGCCATCTGTATGTTCTGCTCAAGCATAGCCTTCTGCTCCTCGTCTGGAGACATCTCTAGGAATATACCAAAGTCATACAAGTAGAAGTCCCTTAGGTCTTCTAACAGCCTTAGGTTGTACTTACCAATCTGCATAGCAAACTGATTCTTAAAGTTTGAGTACTCCAATATATCTGATGTCCTTATAACAATACCCTCAGCCAAACGCTTTGTTATATATAAGCTGCTGTTAAGTATGTGTCTAGTTGCCGTGTTAGAGCTTAGTGCAGCGAGCTTCTGTACACCAACCAACGCCTGTGGGTTAGGGCTTGAAGCATCCCTTGCCTCGTTCAATCCAGTAACCGTCCTAATCATGTCCATGTAGTGATTATAGTTACCTATCAGCATCTGTAGCTTACCTGACCCACTGCTTGATGTAAGCTGCTGTATCGGCTGCCTTGCGTTATTAAACTCACCGTCTTGGGTGTAAGACCTACCAACAACAGAACCTGTCTGGAAGTATAGCCTCAGTGCATCCTCAGGGTTGTAAGCGTTACCTGTACCCAAGTCTACCTCGTTTAATCCATCAGCGTCTATGAACACACCGTCTGGTACAACACGAGAAACTACCTGCTGTATCTTTAAGTGTGTCATCTGTATAAGGTCTGCAAAAGGAATCATACGCCTCACTAAAGATTCGTATACACCCTTGTACATCCTTGGCGCACACGCAACATAGTTAGGCAGTGCATGCTGAGAAGCTGACTTTGGTCTTACCATGTTTTCAGCTAACTCCCACTTCAATAAAATGTTTGTACCCATCACCATGATACCATCGTACCATACCTCTATATTCTTTTCTACCCTCTCAAACTTACCCTCCTGCTGCATCTCAATGGGTGGGTTAAACTGGTCGTCCTTAGCCACAACCTTGTAACTACCGTCTGCCATCTCCTTCTTCTTGTAAACAAAAGAGTGTGTGGTCTTGTAGTTAAAGTACAGCAGGGTGACTGTGTCACGCTGGAACATAGAGTTCTCGTAGTACTGGGCGTTGTTGTAGTAGTTATACCAAGACTGACTGTATTTAGATATCTTATCCATATCCTCGTTTGATATGTCTGGGTCTATCTTAACAAGTTCTGCCATAGGTATAGTCTTTACCTCACCCCAGTAGTAACAGTCCTTAAAGTATGGATCTTCTGTATAGCTGTACACAACGTTTGCAGGGTCAACATAATCTAGCTGTACCCCTTGTCCTGGTAGGAACTGATGCTTTGCCATACTAACGCCAAGCGTCATAAGGTCGTAGTCGCATCTCTTTCTTATCTCGTTGTATTGGTTCTGGTTTAGTATGGTGTCTATAGCCTCCTCCGCAGCAATCTCTATAGCTGGCTTATATTTAAGCTGCATATATAACTGAAGTTCCTCATCACTCTCAGGCAGCTCAGACTCTTCCGTCTGAAAAAGGTTTAGGTCAAAGTCTTGCTCTATCTGTTGAAACAACGGACGTGCAATCATCTCTCCCTCTATCATTTTCTGAAACTCATCCCTCTTCTCCGCTGACATAGCATCCTCTGCAAAAGCTTTCACCTTAAACAGCCTATCGTTTAATCCGTTTACTACTATGTCTACAAACTTAGGTATAACTGGAACAGGTGTCCAGTCTAGGTTAAGGTAACTTAGGTCTCCGTCTACCGCAATCTCGTTCTTGTACTTAGCCACAGACTGCTCACCACGGGCATACAGCCTTAGCCTATTGAACTCCCCCCACTGGTTGAAGAACCTACATGAACTATTGTCCTTCCTGAACCACTCGTACTGTATCGCCTGCCCTATCTGTAGGCCATACTCCATCGTATCTTTCTGTGCGTCAGTAACAAACTGATCAGGAAAAGCGGCTTGATTGATTTCTATTTTTACCTCTTTCATCTATTTATTATTCTACTGCGGGAGTCAGTGTTGTTATATGTTGCAAATTTAATGCTTATTTTTTTATTTTCTTTTAACGGTGTATATAGGTGTTTTTGGTTAGCCATTATAGCCAGACCTGAACTTATAGACGCATCAAACTTTGTCCTGTTGTTGATATCAAACTTTGCCCAGTCCTCTAAGGTTCTTTCAAAGTATACGTCCCCCATGTCTCCCTCAGTTCTATATATACCAGTCTCATCTAGTCCTACATATTTTTCTATATAAGACTCAATAGCAGATGCGTGTGACTGCTTTACATCCTGGGATGTGTTAGGTATACCACCCAACTCCTTCTCTGTCTTAGACAGCTTTGAGTAAGCCTTGTCTGGTCGGTTTAAAGAGAACCCTCTATACCCCCTGTTCTTGAAGTGATACAGTAAACGAGGTTTATTGTTCTCACATAGGATAGGCATACCAAAGAACACACACGCCATCAACACCTCCTCAAAGAATATCTCAGCAGTCTGAGGCCTGGCTATGTACTCCAAGAAGAAATGATTACTTGGTATCTCCTCCATAGAAAACTTAGTCAAACCATGCAAAGAACCATTAGACCCCTTGCCCACAACTACTCCAGATATATCGTAGGAATCGCATCCAAAAGTTCCAAGGTGTTCGTTGCCTGGAAAAAATCTACCATTCCTCCTTATTACATTATTCTGTAACGCAGGTTTAGGCATGTAAGTTACAAAAAATCTGCCTCTTTTATTTGGAGTCCAAACTACCTTGCTGTCCTTGATGCCATCCTTCCAACTAAACGAACCCTGAGTTACAAAGTGTTCCCTTATAAGGGAGTCGTTGTAATCTATCTGTTGGTATATCTTGGTTAGGTTAAATATAGACTGCTTACTCTCATCCCTAAAAGCATGAGACTCGCTACGAGGAAACTGCCTGTAGAACTCATTAAGTGCATCGGGGTCTGATGTTAGAGAACTAACCTCGTTGTCCCAGTAGTCAATAGCACCCTGGCTAATAAGCTCTTCGTCAATACCCATCACTGGCTTGATTGGTGTCTTTAACACAGGCATTCCATACTGGTCTATAAACCCCTCCATGTTCCACTCCATAGGAATGAATAGGTTATACAGGCCACTCTTAGTCTGTCCGTTTGAGTTCCTCTTAGATACATCAGAGTCGTAGTATAATTGTTTAAAATTCCTCCCACCCTTATCCAAGGCATTAGACGTAGAACCCATCATGCACTTACCCACAACCTTACTACCCAGCCTGAGACATGTTTTAGTAACACGCCAGTTGTTTAGTATATTGTCTGGCTTGTCCCACTTTCCACTCTCGTCATGTATAAGTAGCTTTAGCTTCTCACCATCATAGCTGTTGTCTGAAGTATTCTTCCAGTCAATAGTGGTATCAAGCCCCTCAAGCTTTTCCTCTTCGTCTATGAGGAACATATTCTTTTTTGTAATCTTAGACGCAGGGACTCTGTAAGCAAGCTCTGTCTTAGGCTTATCCATACCGTCCTGTATAGGCTTAAAGAAGAATGGGTAGTTGTTTGATATGGGAACAACCTTGTCTGTAAACATCTTCTTTGCATCAGACCCTGTCTTTGACAGTATACCTACACGAGCATCCCTAGCAAGCGTAGCCATGTTTACACACTCCTCAGAACCCATGTAAGAAAACCCTGACCTCCTAATCTTTAGGTAGCATATACCAAAGCTTCTCTTGTCTGCCTTGCAAGCCTCCCAGTATATATAGAACACCCTATTGGCCTCCCTAAAGTCTGGTAGTCCAACATCAATCTTAGTCCACTGTAGATACATATAATGAGAACCTGTAATATATGTAGGAACTCCATTGTTATAGAACCAGTAACCTAAGTCCCTCCTATTAAACTCTTTCTCTATGTAGTCCACCCACCTCTCCTTAAAACTAAGGGGCATGTTGTGCCACTGAAATATTGTTGATATCCTCTTTAACTCCTTGGAGTACTCTGATGCCTCCCAGTACTGAGACGCTTTTTCAGTAGACCTCTTGTATGGGTCTTTAGGTGTATGTGGTAGGGCAACCTTTAGGTTGTTTATGTTGTATATATCTCCGATAGTCCCGTCACGAGATATAACCACGATATCATACTTCTCATCGTAGCCATAGACCCAGGACTTGTGTCTGTTCTTTAGCTTCCTAACGCTTGAGGGTATAGTGTCGTGTTGTTTTGTGTTTTAGCGATTTTGACTTTGATTCTGCAAATCCTTTTGGTAAGTTATTTTTTTCTCTTTCCACGCCATTGATCCTGTCTTCCTCCTCCTGTATACGCTGAAGTATATCGAAGGCATCAAAGATAGCAAGCTTCTTAGCAGCCGCAGCGTTCTTTAGTCTGTCAGCCGCAAGCTCATCCTCTGGGTCTATCTTTATTATCTTCTCGTTGGCTACCTGAATCAAGTGCTGCACAGAGTTTTTTCCTGCTTGAATTATCTGTATCTTTAGTTCCCTTATATCCATACTATAGCTTGATGGTTATATTGCTGGTGTACATCCTAAACAACTTCTGGCCCTCTATATCAAACATGTACTCACTGAAAGGCTCGAAGCATATGCTGTCCCCCTTCTCTAAACCAAGCTCTACTAACTGGTCGTTGAGGTACACTAACTCTCCATGTAGTGGCTCTTCTTTTACCCCGCTGCCTATAATGTAAGAGTCCTTCTTTTTGATTGGTTTTACAAAGCAGTACTTATCAAATGCCTTCCACTCATCTCCCTTCTTGTATAAAAAGAACTGATCGAAGTCTACAATAAATAGGTTGTCCTTGAGCCAGCTCCTGCCACTCTTCTGCCTGCCGTATATATCGTTGTAGTACTTGAATACATTGTGGTGTACAAGTATAGTATCTCCCTTAGATACCTCTCCTTCGTACCCCATGGGTACGCTGACTACCTCTGCATAGCGATTAGCTACGGTGTGATCCTCCTCAGATACGCTGATGATTAAGTCCCTATCACCGTATACCCTTATGTTGTCATAGCGCCTGCCCTTTACAGGCTTTACAATAAATGAGTATGGTGATTGCATTAAAAGTTTATGTTGTACTCCAGCGATATAGGCATCGTCTTCTTGAACTCCTTCCATAGCAAGACCTCGTCCTTGTTACGAATCCATATCCTATAAGAAAAATCCTCATGGTCATACTGAATCAAATGGATGCAGTATTTTCCACCTAAAACATCCTGTCCCGCAATGTAATGCATTGCCCCAGACTTATAGTCTGCTCCTATGGATATCTTTCTTATGTCCAAAGTATTAGATTAAAATGAAGTACCTATCGTTAGTACCCTGTAAAATATATTAACAAACATCTTACCATTACCATCAGCTGGGTTGGATTCACACTTTAACCTAAGTGGACTTCCAGCACCCATGTGGTAGTTTGAAGATGGCTGAACCAGTTTATATACCCGTTCATTTACGGTGTTCATATCGACCGCAGGAATAGTTCCAAGTGCCACAGTATTATCAGGGGTATATATTATATACGCAACTGGAGAAGTATCAAGGTTTTCTGCCACCACCCGTAGCCGTGTTTCGGATATTACGTTTGTCACCACCGTGTTAGTTACAACACCTAGAATTGTATATGTTGCTATATCTCCAGGCCTTACCCCGCTTGTTATAAACGTAGCAGCGTTGTCTACTATTTGATTCTGAGGGTCTCCAACTGGCCCTGGTGCTTGTCCCGTTGTAGTCCCCGCAGCCCTAATCGCTTGGTCAACCGCAGACACAAACTCTAGTGGGTCAGTAAAGTTATATGCAGTTGTTCCTGGCACAGTGTTTACAGCTAAAGATATAACATCTATAACCTTATCAACACCAGGGCTAGGTATAATAACCTTGTTTGACGTAGATAAGGATAACAGGTCAGCAGGTGTTACCTCCACGTGGGCAACCAGTGTGTCAATACCAAACTTTTCCTGGAGCTTACCTATGCTACAAGACTTTGTCATTAACTTATTACCCTTGTCGGTTAATAGTATGTAGTCATCTGTGTCTAAGGTAGCAATCTGAGGGTATGCCGTTGTGTTACTTATCCGTGCCATGTTTTATTTTTTTTCTTCGGGTTGAGTTACCTCACCATCCTGTAGGTTGATGGTAGCATTCTTCCCATATTTTTCAGCAAGCAATAGTTCCTGCTCCTTAAAATCTTTTTGTACCAAACCAATCTCTGCGGTAAGTTGCTGCTGTTGAATTACAGTGTCTGCAATTGCAACCTTTATTTGCATGAACTTATTGTTTAGCTCCTGTATAGCTGTTAACTCGTCTGCGGTTAACATCACCTGTTCTTTACTTTTACTCATTATATTAAATTTAATTAGTTATCAGTAACACAAAGATAGTAAATTTATTGTTCTTCTAAAAGAATAGTATATATTGCATTTCCCCAACCTACATTAAAGTTGTTAGTACCATAAATCCAAAAAGGTCTTCCAGCAGAGATTTGGGCTGATGAGGTAAATGTAAATGTCCATGTATATCTGCCAACCCCCACCGATACATAGTCATTGTAATTTACAGTTATAGCTTCTATAGTAGTACCACTTGAATCCTGCATTGTCAAAATCCTTGTTCCAGATGTAGGAGCATTAACTGATGTATGAGTCATAGTAACACTTTTTAAATACGCATTAAATGGAGGGACTATGGTATTACCTCGCTGCCTTGATGTTTGTTCACTCTCAGTAGAAATAGGAAGATAATAATTACCATTACCTGATTGAAAAAACGCAGAATTAAAAGAGGCAGTTCTACTACCACCGCCTCCGCCTCCGCCTGATGCGTTAATAGTAACCGCACCAGTCCCGCCTGTAGGAGAAATGGTAATATTTGTTCCTGCTATTATAGATGACACACCAACACTACTCCCCTCATTTACCCAAGATGTACCTGTTGCAGTAGATGACAATACTTGTCCACTTGTTCCTGGTAGATTATTTGAATCATAATAAGCACCTGTGACCCTAGCGTTTCCATTTACATGAAGTTTTTGAGTAGGACTTGAAGTGCCTAGACCTGTACTGCCTCCTATTTCTGCACTACCGTCAACCTGTAAATCATTGTAAGTTGTGATATTCCCATCAGCAGTAATATAACCATCTGAGTAAATTCCTGTGTCCCCATAAAGTACTCCATTAGATAATATATTTCCAGTTACATGGAGTGGTTGTGATGGAGTTGTAGTTCCTATTCCTACGTTACCTGTTGAGTCTTCTATAACCATCCTTACCCCTGCAGCTCCTGAGTAGTCATAAAACCTCAAAAAATTACTTGATGACTGATAATCAATAAGCCACCTATTAGCTGAATTTTCTTTAAAAAAGAGTCCTGAATTAGATCCTGTTGCAGAATCCATAGTCATATATGCATGGGTGTCTCCATCTAAAAGAAACATTCCAATACCACTAATATGCGGCCCTTCAACTTCAAGAGATACATCAGGACTTGTAGTCCCTATACCTACGTTGCCTGTAGTGTATACTGCATCGTTAGTGTCTGTACCATCTACGAACTTACCTCCTCCACTAGCAGCTTCTATCCAAGATGTACCAGTTGCTGTAGAAGATAATACTTTACCGCTTGTTCCTGGTGAATTGCTTGAATCATAGTAAGCACCTGTTATTCTAGCGTTACCTTGCACTGTAAGTTTTGCACTTGGACTAGTAGTTCCTATACCTACGTTACCTGATGAATCAATACGCATCTTTTCAGATGTGCTTGAGTCAAATATTAGCTCACCTGCATCTGTATAAATACTTCCGCTAGTTGTTCCACTTTCTCTAAATCTTAGTCTTGGATTATCTGTAGTATCTGTATCATTAATAACTATTTCAGCACCATCTCCTGACACTACCAATAATTTATCTGGATTCGTAGTCCCCATACCTACATTACCAGCTGCGGTAATACGCATCTTTTCTGTATTAGTAGTCTCAAAGGTAATAGGAGCAGCTTCTGAATTTTTTAATTTAAAATTACCTGTTCCTCTGTGGTTAATTGTACTAGATGTGTTAGCTCCAGTATTAGCTCTAATAATCCTAAGTCCATAATCTGAATAAGTAGCATCTCCTACTAAATCTATATAAGCATAACCATTTCCTGTTCTGCCTGATCCTAATTCTAGTATAGATGATTGTGTAGTAGCAGCTCTTGCAGTAATATTATTACCTGTCAATAAGTTATTTGATATTTCTACATTTCCAACTACTTCTAGTTTTTCTGATGGGCTTGTAGTTCCTATTCCGACTTTACCATCCCCATTAATACGCATTCGTTCAGTATTACCCTCACCAAACGTAATCAGATCATCATTCATAGATCCAAACTGCATATACCCCATTAAGGTACTATCTACTTTTCTCTGTATTCTTTGTGCTGCATGAGTCCAATCTGTTCCTGTGGTTAATCTCTCAGATGTAAATTGTAAAGTATCAGTATTACCAGTTAAAGTTTTTAAACTAAGCAAAGCAACATCATCTCCTGCAGTGCCTCCTAATATTCCACCATCTACATATAATTTAGCTATGGGATTTGTATTCCCTATACCTACATTACCAGTTGATGAGATACGCATTTTTTCTGTTCCTGCTGTATATAAACGCATAGCATCAACACTATGTGAATATCTAATCATACCAGAAGTACTTAATGCGGAATCCCCAAAGGCAATAATACTAGATGCAGTAGTTCCCCCAATTCTTATTCTAACTAAGGCATCATCTGAAGTTCCTGTGCCTGAAGAACGTACTCTAATAGAAGGATCAGTAACAGCTTGTACATCAAGAAGATGACCAGGGGTAGTAGTGCCTATACCTACGTTGCCTCCATTAAAATAAGAATTTCCACTTGATAATAATTCAATTTTAGAAACATCAAATTTATCTTTTAGCCGCATAAAACCTTCTCCTAGTTGTGTTCCTACTTGGAAGATAGGATTATCAGATCCGTAACCACTTTCTACATTAAGGAATACCTTCTCTGCTGCATTGTTATCATCAAACCATATGTGCAATGGTGAATCTGGAGTAGCAATACCTATACCTACGTTTTCTGTTACCGTAAGCTCTCCATCAATAGACTGACTGTTTAAAAATCTAATTGCCATAGGGTATTAAATTGTATTATATTTTATAGGTTGGTATTATATCTCCTCCTCTGGTTCAGCCTCTACTGGCTCTTCCTCTACTGGTGGCTGTGGTTCTCCCCCCACAATAAGTGTCACTGATACTGGAGTGATTTGAAGATCAATACTATTCTGTATACCGTTCTCTACAGAAGTAACATCAAACTCTCCCATTGCACCCTTAGTCCACTCAACAACAATTTCGTTTGTCAAGTCCCCAAAGGGTATAAAGTCTGTAATGTCATCCGTGCTTAACGCCTGAGTACCAATACTCCTAGCCTGATAGGGATTACCCTGCGGGTCTAGTTGGTCTGATACACCCGTTACTATCCAGTGTACGTTGTACACCACATCTGAATCTTCCCCCACTAATGGGTATGCATCTACTGTCTTGCAGTCCCAGTTAAAAATTGTTGCCATAGTTTTTTAATTTTAAGCTATTCTATTAATAAGTACCGTTACGCTGTTAGTTG